CGATTTAGTGCAGGTTTAGAAATCTTAAATAACATTTCAGAAAGTGGTTGAACTTTTGGAAGTTCTTCATTCTTCAAAAAATGTTCAGTAAGAGTATGCATATCTGTACCACGACTAGTTGCTCTTTTCGTAATACGATCTGCTTCTTCTACACCAACCTTTTGTCTCCACTTATTAAAGAAATCTTTTTTATAATGGCTAATAACAGATGTAATAGAAACGAGTCTTTGAAGTTCGTCTTTATCTTTTACTTTATAAAAACGAACTCCATCAATATGCTCCCTCTCAAGTTGGGGGAGCACCAAGTCAACATGAGTAAAATTCATAGATTAAGTTCAACTTTCATTTGTTCTTTAGCAATAAGATACTCTTTACAGAGTCCAGATCGAACAATATCCTCAATACCAAATTCAATTACATCTACAGATGGCATTGCCTGAAGAATTCTCATGAAATCAATAATTCCATTTCTCTCTCGTTCTTTAATTAAGTCCGTTTGAGTGGCATCTCCGCAAAACATAATCTTAGAGTCTACACCAATACGGGTAATAATTGAATCAAGTTCATGGAAGTTTAGATTCTGAAATTCATCTACAATAATAATTGCTTTATCTAAAGTTGTTCCACGAATAAAGGAAGTAGACCAAAATGAAATTGTTCCTTGATTTTTTAGATTCCCATAGAGCATCTCAAATGAAGACTCATCTGGCATTTCAAACATATATTTTACCATATTCTTATATGGGATTTGGTAAAGTGAGGACTTATCCTCATGATCTCCGGGAAGAAAACCAATCTCACGGGTAGCAACAAGAGATCTTACAATGTAAATCTTTTCATAAGGAGACTTTTCATCAAGAACATCTAGAAGTGCATTATAAAGTGTGATAAAGGTCTTGCCTGTGCCAGCAGCTCCGTAAGCAACAATATTTTGATCTAGTTTATACTTTTCGAATAATTTTTCCTGATTATCTGTAAGAGGTTCAATTTTTTTGATGTAATCTAAATTAATGGGTTTTTTTCTTTTCAGGACTCGATTACTCATTCCAAATGGAACTGGATTTGTGCTGATTCCTGCTGACTTTTTTCTTGTCATATTTTTTATAAATTAGATTTTTTTAACTCTTGAACCTGGCATTTTAGATGCCTGACCCAGAACATCATTCCATCCTGGATGCTTGGATACTAGCTTGTTTTGCCAGTCTCCAACTTCTCCCACATTCATTTGAGTGGGAATAAGTGGTTTGAGATGTGGATTCTCTTTGAGATATGGATCTTTTTCTGCCATCATCATCCACTTCTCAAATATCTCACCAGTCTCAATATTTTCAAATCTGTACGTTGGCAATTTAGACCTCCATTGTATGTGGGAATATTTATCATGGACTTAGGCGTGCTTTATGAAGACGCTTCTCTTCATAATAACCCCATACATTAGGTGCCCACTGCTGTAGATGTGGTGCAATTTGTTCGCAAAGTGCCTGGATTTCGAGTTGAGCATCCAGTTTAGAACGAAGGTCAAGAAGGTGTAGAACCGAACGAAGGTTGAAAGATACTACAAAGTTTTGACGAATTGCTTGTGCTAGATAGTCACGAATATGTTCTTCACACATTCCCTTCTTATACTTTGCAGCATAACGCTTACAACCTTCATAGATGAAATCAAGTTCATCATTATAATCGGCAAGAGTCCATTCATATTTCTTACCCTTGCGATTAGTATAATACCCAGGAGGACGAATGTAAAATACATCATCAACTGGTAGTTCATTATTCGCAACCTTAAGAACTCGTTTTCCAGTATATCGTTGGGACTGAACATCAAAGCTCACACCGACCCTATGCGTCCTTGCTTGCATCGCAACGTTATGGACGTACCCAGACACAGAAAAAGTAATTCCAGGGTGTTCTAGGGGTCCGTAGTGCCCTCTCTCGTTAGCAAGGAGTTGATCCACAATCCACTCACCACATTTTTGCGGACTTGGAATTTCTTGATCATGAATTGGGATTTCAGAGTAATCATTCTTACCTGCCTGATAAATAACTTGCTCTGGAATTGGATAGCACTGGAGTTTTACGACCTGAAGTCGTGGATCAAGTTCAAGAAGATCTTTTGCTTTTACTGGTTTCATAAATTACTTACCGATTTTTCTCATTTCAACATTACACTGATTACAAAAATAAGAATATCCACTACGAAAATATTTCACAACTTGAAAATTTTCACTATTTAGTTGGTATTCATTATTGCATTTAGGACAAGTCCTCAGGTTCTTCCCAACAATCTTTTTCTTTTTTTCTGAGTTTTTTAAGTTCTTTATAAAGTTTTTTAATTTCTTGATAAGCATCTTCAGGACTCATTTTATCTGCAATTTCTAAACCAGCAATCAAGGCAACTTTATCTCCAAATCTTGCTAGTGCTCTCTCAAATTCAGTTAAAGTTTCATACATTATTCTTCCTCAAAATAATCGGGTTCATAGTTTATATTATCATGAGCATTTTCTCCAAACAAATCTGTTAAAGAGATAATATTGGATTTTTCATTCAATTCTATTTTCATTAACTGTACAAGAAGTTCAATGTTTTTAAGAATTAAACTAAGTTTTTCTTGATTGAGGTTATTACTGTTCCCAGTCATAATGCCCTCCTTCTTCATAGTATTGAATTTTTTGTTTTAGATTGGAAGATTCATCTTTATAGATCTCATCTTTCAAAGAATCTAAAAGAAGTTCAATGTTTCTCATGATAAGTTTTACTTTTTCCTTATCCATCTAATAAACGCAGACACACACATCATACACAAAAAAAGAGGGTTCGTCAAGAACCCTCTTCTCATTTAATTTACAAGTAGTCTATTTTGTATAAATGTGCCCACGATAGTGGAATGTACCGTGAGTTTCTTTTGGTTCATGACTTCCAACTTCAAACTCAACACCACGATAGGCAGTGTGATAAATCTGAGCGTCATGTAAAGCAGATGCTTTTTTAATTTGATCTCTAATCATTTGTAGTGTGTTCATTTGATTTGCTCCTGAAATACTAGGGTGAATTAATCTCCTGTTCCTTCGGGCGGCGTTTGCGTCCCTTATGGGATCAACGAAACCGTTGCGCGTCGTCCTACTTGCGTTCGCTATTTGCGAATAGCGAATGAACGTTATACTATATTATAAGACTTCTTTTGTATTTTATGATACAAAAAATTAAATTGATTCTTCTCGCCCTTCTTCAATCAGTTTAGAAACATAATTTTCATTACCATCCAAAACACGAATATTATAAATGGGTGTCTTCATATATTTTTTAATTTTTTTATATTTTTTAATGAGTTTATCAAGTTCATCTTGATTAATCTCTATGTTGAGATTAACTTTTTCTTTACCAAATCCTTCGCTCATTTTTTCTTTTTAGAATTTTTTGTGGTGTATCCCCAATTTTTGGGATTAATTGTACCATATCCAAAATCAATTTTTTGTACTGATCCTGGACCATACTTATCATAATAAAGATCAAATAGATCTACAACTTTTCTGCAACGTGTAAGATCTTGATAAACTTCCCCATCAACGATGTATGTGATAATCCTTGCATCTGTCGGAAAGGACTTGTCTTTCATTTGTGCGAGAGTTGATTTTTCTAATAGAATTTCACATCCATAGGAAGAAGGATCATTAGGATTAATTAACTTGGTTCCCATATCCTTCTCCTTTTCTACAACTACTTCTTGAGCAACACTCATGAGCGCCCACCCCATTTAATATCTGGGTATGCTTCCTTTACAATGTCCCAAGTAATATTGTATTTATCTGTGAGTAGTTTATCCTTCGTAAGGATTAGAATCTCTGCTTCTTTTGGATGAAGTCCTTGGAGCATATTGATAAACATAGTCTCACGACGAATCGAAGAAAGGGAACTATTCCCCCCTTTGATGAAATTATAAAGTTTGGAATATTCAACTCTCAATGAGGTTTTACCTTTTCTCATGTCCTCTTCTGCTCCATTATAAGAAATGGAACGATCACCAGTCAGTTGACTATTCACATTTGCACTTAGAGTTCCACCAGTTGCAGTCATTTCACGAATGTCTGCAAAAGGTACTTCTCCTGGTGGTAGAAGTGAGATTACACTTTCATCATAGTTCCAAATGAAAATAGAAACAAGAGCATCATTACGATACTCTTTTAGAACTTCTACTTTTTTTGCTTTACTTCTTTGTTTTGATGCAAGTTCAAGAATTTCAAATTGAAAGCAATTCCTATCAAGTTTGGGTAAAGGAGTTGCTTTAGTCGTCGTCTTCTTCTTCGTGGATGCTGTTGTCATAGTCATTTTCAAATCTAAATGCGATTACTTCATCTGGAATAACGTTTCCTTGTTCATCAAAGAATTCGGGATGCATATTGATAGGTTGATGTTCCAGAAAAGTTCTGTTTGCTATCCAACCTACTATACCACCAACCACGAAAAATAACAAGGTTACCATTACAGACATGGTGAGCATGAATGCTTGTTCCATTTTTTTTCTCCCGAGAGTACTACCTTAATGTAAGATGCTCCCGTGAAAAAGGAACATCTCAAAAACCGAACGTCTTTAAAAAATGTTCCTCCGTCTCTTACTATTATTTAGTCTGTTTCTTACGCCTGCCAGGTCTCTTATCATAAGCATACTTTTTGGCATCTTCTAGAATATCTAGAAAATAATTTTTAATTTTTCTTGCTTGTGGTTTTGGAATGTGACCATAAGCTTCTCGAAGAGTTTTATGGTTATAATCAGAACCACCTTCAAGATATTCTTCCAGTTCATTAATTAAATCTGCTATCTCACGAGCAGTATTGCTTACAATAAACTCTTCTACTTCAACTCTTTTTGCTCCACGAATTTTTAGATAATCATAAAATTTGAGAACAAATTGTCCATCAAAAGCATAATCAATTGCTTTTTCAACATCATAATAAATTTCGTGAGAAGTTGTTTTCATTAGATTAGTTGATTTTCTTTTAGATATTTTACAGTATCAATACACCCGCCAAGATTTTTTTCATCCAGGATTACTTGAGGAAAGGTTGAACCGTATCCAAATTTATCATAAAACTCCATTCTAGTAAAGTCTTCATCCAATTTAAAAATTTCATATTCAAAGTTTGAAAGATTCATTACTCTTTCAATTTTTTCACAATAAGGGCAACCATTTTTTGAATAAACTGTAAATTTCATAATGCTATAACTATTAATAGTGGAATGATAATTGAAAGTGGTCCGATAATAAATCCCCCCACTTTAAGAAGTAGGGGGTTAATACTATAATACTCCATTAATATTTTTTTATTTTATATATCATTAGTTCTCTTTTCAAGAAACTCCTTTTCCAACTCCTTTGCAATTTTATCATACTTTCGATTTTGAATCCAGGTTGTTAAAAAATTTTTTGGATGATATTTAACCATCCAAAAAAATCTTTCAATATTGATTTGAAAGATTTTAAAAATTAAAGTTAAATATTCCCCAACATTTTTATCAACTATAATCATATATGCTATAATACCAAATATTATAAGAAGTGCAGAGTTAGTTGAGTTCATGGGTTTTAAGTCCTCTCGAAACATACAGAGTTAAACATTCCAGTTACATTATGAAGTTTAATCTTTGTGTGATAAGAGTGAACTTCAACCATTTTAATTATGTATTTTTTTCCAACAATCAAAAATGACCTTGGATTGTCGTTATTTCCCCAATTAATTTGAGTATCATTGCATCCAATGTATTGAACTATATCGCCTTTTTTCATAAGATACCCCTTCTTTGAAAATATTGAAGAGTTTCTTTGAGACTGCCGATGTGTTCATGATTGATTGTAATTTGTGGATATTCAGCATCTTTTCCGAATTCCATACGAAACTGACGATCACTAAAATCTACACCAAGAATATATTCTAGGTATTCACCACCAAGACTTTTTAGAAGCATACGAACACGCTCACATTCTTGGTTTCCATCAGTATAAAGAACTGCAGTAATTTTTTCAGTCATCTGATCTCCATGCAACTGGTTTGAATACATTATTTTCCCATAATCCACCTCTTTCCCATTTCCCACACCAAAAATCGTTTGGAACAACTCTCCAAGAATTATCTAAACTTCCTGGAAGAGGTGGATTATATCTACAACTCAACATCGCATCACTTTGAGTAGACTCATTACTTCGTGAAAATCTACAATTCAAACATTTTTGGTCCTTTAAATTAGTCACGTTTTCTCCATTCATCAGTATCAGTATCGTCTCTTGTAAACCAATCTGCAATTTCATCAGCACTACTAAATCCAGTGCGATGATTGCTTGGATCAGGATCACCCAAATCTAATGCGTTTAGAAATCCATCCAAATCATCTTGCTCCATATCTGGGTTCTGTGCCTTTCTTCGTGCTTGACTCAGCATTGTTCGGGCATGACCATTCACTTTCGCAAGTTTTTCTGCCCAGATCATCTCATGAAGTTGAACAGACTCTCCCAATTCAATGGCTTCGCAAATTCTTTGAAGTCTTATACGATATTGAGTTGATAGCATAATTCTACTCTTTTGCTTGATTAATCAAATGTTCTAATTCATTTACTTTATTGAATTGATGATATGCAGTTTCTGATCTTTCATGAAGAATATCCAAAATATCATTAATGATTAAATCGTTCTCAACATAATCATCCAAATACTTATAAATTGCTTCTCGCAAATATCTTTTACGATGCCACTCTGGACTATAAGGTTGATAATAAGACATCAATACCATCTCATACTTTTTAAATGTTCCAATACTTGCTCACGTATTTCCATTAATTCATTGTAGCATTTTTGATTATGAGCACATTGTCTAAGTGATGGATCTGGCTTATAAACAGATTCAATAAAAATATCTAAACCTCGATTCCATTTATCTTGTTTAGATTCATTATCTTCAATTGCGTTTTGATCTATCATCAAAAATCTCCAATCATTATTATCTATTTAACAACCTTCCAATGATAATTCCCTTCCTTAGGAACCCATGTTAGGTATTGTCCATTGATGGACTCAAGAAACAGCATGTTTTCTTTTTCATCTTTAATTTCACATCCATGAAAACAATCCATAGAAGTAAAGAAACGATACTTTGCTTCTTTACTAACTGGAATAAGGTTTACAAACTTCCTTCTTGATTTCATAATAATCTTTAAAATACTTAAGTTGATTCATTCAACCCTGACAAAGGTATTATAACCAGAATCTTATGGGTATGTCAAGTGTGTGAGGTTAATGAGACTCTCTCAGAGTGCTCTAGAAGCGTCTGTAAGACCTCTTAGAACAAAGAGTTGATAAGAACATCAGTAACCCTTGTACCCCAATGTAGAAAGCACATAAAGGAGGCAATGAAGATTAGTTTCTCTGTGGGGTTCACTTGATTTTTGCAGGTATACATATTATAAAACCCTGCAGAGTATCTGCGGGGTTTGGTGTGTCAGTTTTGAAAGTGGTTCAAACAGTAATTGATGAATTGATTAATGCCATACCAGTATATGCTTTTGATACTTTTCCAGATGAAATCTCAGTTGTTAAAATATCATAATAATGTCTTCCATAAGGTATGGTATCAGTTATACTACTTGCCATAGAAATTGTAATTTCACCTAAGGATGAAGTAATACCAACAGAAAAATCATAAGAAATTTCTGATGTTGGATGTTTTTTAATTTTAGCTTCAGCAGTGTATCCAGTTAAATCGAATACTGAAAAGTCGGAGTTTCTAAGGGTATATGTTTTTTCAAAATCAGTACCCTGTTCTATTGTTATATTTACCGCAGGAACTGCCATTTACTTTATTACTTTTTTAAATATTTATAATAAAGCAGGAATAAGATTCGTATTCTTCTTAATGTCAAGTGTAGTAGCACCAATAGACACTACACGATTATTTGTATCTACTACAATATTGTTGATTCCTACTGTTGTATTGTAAATACTACCCACAGTATTTCCGATAGATACAAGTTCGGTATAAGTCTTATCTGCAGTGGCACCTACGGATACAAGTTTATCATAAGTTTTATCTACTGTTGCAGCAATCGAAACTTGATTTGGAATAATAGTATCAGTCTGGTTATCAAGTAGTGCTCTAATATCAGAAAGAATCTGGTCAGAACGAACTGATTCGAGTGCTTGAACCGCAAGTGGTTGTTGGAGAGTAATAAGAACCCCATCAAATACAAAAGGATTATCAAGTTCTTCTGTCAGAAGAACTCCATTCAAAACGAAAAGGCTATCAAGTCCTGTAGGAACTCTTACTCTCCATCCATTTGTAAGGAATGCATAGAACGCAATTGCATTATCTCCACCCAAAGGGTCGCCACCAACAGGTCGGAAAGCAGGAAGATACTGAGCATTTCCCTCATTAACCCATTTTTTCCATAATGAATAAACATACTGAACATTAAATTGGGAGGTTGCAGATCCAACTACAACCTCTTTTATGCTACCCTCAAAGGTGTAACTATCATTTGTACCTGCTACGGTAAATGGATTAGGCATAGTATAAGTGTTTTAAGGTATTAATATAATAATCATGCAGGATCGGTATAAACCCTTTCAAGTGCAGCTGCGATGTTAACGGTGATACCTTTTTCTTTCGCAATTGGGAAGTCCTGTGAAAGGAACTGAGCACCATCAAGTCCAATAGCAACAATCTTAGCAGAAGCATTAGTACTATGATTTCTATTTCTCTGATGGTTGCCATCATATGCAAAGGTGAAATCAAAACTTCCACTTGCAGGAACATCAATACCATCCATATAAATCTCAGGTCTTGCATAAGTTTGTGCGGCACCTACATTTCCTGCACCATCATCAAAAGCAAACTGTTTATCTGATGTTTGGACAATCGTTGCATTATTTTCTTGATAGTTAATATCAGTCTGAGTAAAGGTTACATTTCCAGTATCAGTCACTGACACAGTAAGTGGGATTGTATTAATACCAACACCACCATTTGCAACTGCATCAAGATATGTATAATGCAGTCTGAATGTGGAAGTAGAACCAACACCGATTACATTTGGATGCAATCCAGATTCAGTGATATCAGAATAAGATTGACCAACACCAACAGACTTTTGAGCATTTACATAATACTTCCAAGGAGAATCTTGTTTCTTATCAAGAATCTTAATCTCTCCTCTCATTGCTTCGTGATTGGAGCAAATGTAATAATAAGTTACTGAAGTATCATAATCAGCAGGAACGGTCATCGTAATAATACCAGTATTGTTTGTAACTAAACCAGTATCATCATAACCACCATTATTAAAGACACTAGCAATACCAGCACTTGCTGCAACTTCACCAAGAGCACCTTCCACAGCAGTTTGATATTCACCAGCAACAAATGGATTTCCTCTCTTAATTACAAATGGATGACCACTACCTGCACCAGTAATATTAAAGACAGCAGTATCGCCACCATAAACATAAAGTGTTGGATTAGCACCAGAAGGATCAATAGTATATGTCTGATTTCCATAATCAGCAGGATCTACTGCTGCCGATAAGTAATAAGATTGTTGCGAGTTATTATCGACGGTATAAGTTACAATACCAGCAGCAAGAGTATCACAAGTAATACCAATACCAGGATTAGATACTGTTCCAATCGCAACAACTTCTTGACCATTTACAAATGGGTGGAAACCTTGAGTATTACCAGAAACAAATTGGTCGTTAGTTTCATCAATACCATCAGAACTACCTACAACACCTGTTGCAGCAATATCAAATGTAGTCGAAATTCCTGGAAGTGTTTCATCTGTATTATAGAAAATCCAGAATCTAGCATCATTATCAGCATTCAGGTTAGTATTGAATACAAGAGTATATGAAGAAATAAATGGTTCTACTCGTGCATCTCCAGTATTATCATAGTAAACAACATCAGTTAACTGTGCGGATGAAACATTCTTAATATAAACACCATAGTTTGCAGCACCACCAGTTTCACTATAAATGTCATTTCTGAGTTTAGCATAAAGAGTATTACCAATGAATTCTAAGAGTGGTTCTTCGGTCTTACCAACTCTTAGGTCATTTCCATATTCATTTCTAGCACCTCTATCATCAGTACCAAAACCAACTGCGGACAGTGAGTTCATCGAAGTGTATGCTAAACCAGCTTCGGGAACATTAACTCTATCAGGAAGTCTCAATAGACCTTGAACATACTGATAAACAGAAGCAAGTGTCTTTTGGTTTGCATCAATCGTTACGTTGAAATCATATGTATTACCTCCAACAGCATATTGGACTGGAGACTGGTGGAATGAAACTGCAATACCTGCATAAGTATCGCCACCAGTACCAATAGTAGTATCAGAAATATCTACACCAGCAGCCTGTAAGTTTGAATCAACAGCAGTAGCAAGAGGAATACGATATGCCTGATAGTTAATCTGAGTTACACCAACCTGACTGATTGCCTGTTCTGCGTATGTTCTTGCCTTTTCTCTATTATAAATCTTGAAGTAATTATCATAGTTGTAATAAATCTGATAATCAGGAGAACCACCTGATTCATAGAATTTAAATGGTTCGTTTGCTGCACCACCATCTTCTGTGATATCAAAGAAGAAGTTTGGAGCAGCTGATTGGTGACGAATAGATGCAATACCAGCATTAGTCGTTAATCCAATACGATTAGTATTCGCAAGAGCATCTTCTTGTGTATGATAGAAATTAAGTCTGAAAGCAGTTTCAACACCAACTGTTCCATGTCTTGCACCATCCTTCGCATACTGAGTATCAGATGCGAAACGAATATAATAGAAATTATTATGAGTTAGTCCAATACCAAGTGGAGTGCTTGTAGGTTCTTGATATACAACTCTAGAACCAGTATACATATCAACCATTGGTGAAACGGTCGATAGTCCAGTACCACCACCAAAAGAGTCAATGTCACCACCATCAAATACAAGTCTAGTTGCAGGATTTAACTGTGAGCAATAGATAGTAGCATTTTTGGGTGTTGTACCATCCTCTTCTGTTGGTTTAGAAATAGCACCCAGTGTAATAATACCGAAATACTTTCTCTTAACGGCATTACCTTCTGCTACGGTAGTTCTTTCTGCCCAACCACAATCTCTCAGAAGTTTTCTAGTAATAGCAGCACCAGTTGCAATACCAACATCAAAGGCATACCAATCCATTTCAGTATTATCATCAGGTTCCCAACCGTTGATGAATTCGAAGGATTCTGGCGTGATTGCCTCCATCGGGAAGGGAAATTTAATTGCCGTAGAATCCGTCTTCCAAATTTGCTTAAACTTGGAATACAGTGCCTGACCAGTAACACCACCAGTACCACCGTATCCTACAAGATTGGTATTACCTGCACCAATCTCACCATACTTTGGTGCGGTTAATACAAACTTACGATCATCATAATCAATCAGCAACTGTGCTGGTTGACCTGCATTATTCTTACTGGCAGTATAAGGATTAATTTTAGTACTAACATTATACTCACCATAATCTAAAAAGTCCGGGTCTCTAATTACTGGCATCTTTCTTACAGGGGGGTGCAGAAAATTTCTTCTATAGTTTATTTATCTATCATAACACTTATCACTTATTGATTATCATTCTGTGATACTCTATCTAATTTCATATTTGATGAAACATTTGTTGGGTCGTTTGCTGCTCTAATGCTTGAAATAAATTGAGGAACATAATCGAGATTAATAATTCTCAAATCAAAGTCAAAGTCCTTCTTCATATTAAAACTAAATGTTGATGTTCTACTACTTTCAATTCCAACTGCATCATCAGGATTAGTTGTTCCAATTCCAGCAGAAGTGACAAACAAATCTTGTCCTGCAACTAATACTCTAATTTCAGTAGCATCTTCTGGGTCAGGTGTTACAGGTAATCCAGTTACATTTACAGTTACAGCAGCATTGAAAGAAACAGTTGCTCCTGCACCTGTTAATTTATATGTTGGTTCGGCAGTTGCGTCATTACCACTGATATTGAATACAACATTAACACCAGCTCCATTAATATGAATTGCTGCATCATCAGTATCAGTAGCACCAAAGTTGGAAAATGTATTATTTACAAAATCATAAGATCCACTTGAAGTCACTTCTAATCCGTGACCACCACCAGTTCCTCCACCAATAAATGAGCAATTGGAAATATTATCTGGTGTTGAACCAGCAAAGACATAAGTTCCTCCAACACCAGTTTCAAAAGTAGACTGTTCTACTATTCCAGCATTGAGTGTAACTGGTTCAGAGTTAATCCAGATAGAATTGGTTGCTGTTGTATTAGAACTTAATGTTGTTGGACCCCAGGCACGAAATGTACATCCATTAATGGCAACATTTGCAGGTTCATTCGTTACACCAGAACAAGTAAAGTATCCCTTATCATAAGTGTCGGCACTAAAAAATCCAACATTATTAAAAATTGCAGTTGTTATACCACCACGAACACTAATACCAGTAAATCCTAATGTCGTATTATAATAAGGTGTTGCTTCTTCCGCTAATGGATTTTTATTCATAGCAAGAAGAACTCTATTATCTACCTTAAAATATGTTGCTGTTGTTGTATTATCCAGACCAATATCTAACTTACACTGAAACTCTGCTCCGATTGGCGTTCTATTGAATGCTCCAAATGCATCGGATTCATTTACAGCAGTTACAGTTGCAATTCCACCAGCATTAGTTTCTTCACCAGCATATATGGTAAATCCTGTTCCCACTCTAATAGCATCAATATAAAAGTTTCTTAGGTTTGCAACAGTAGATAATTGGTTTGCGGCAAGTCCAATTGAGACAACGTTGTTTGAGGATATAGCAGCCGTCCCAGTAAGTCTTGGAGTAGCAAGAGGACTTACAACATAACATCTCCATCCACCAACAGTCAAGTTTAAATCATCACCATCAACATAATATGCAGAATAATTTGTTGGAGTTGGACTTCCACCATCACCAAGATAAAATCTCAATCCACCATTAGTTAGAGTAGCAGTACCACCACCAGCAGAGTTTGCACTCCACATAAAAATGTGTCTACCATTCGATAAATCAATACCAGTTCCATTATCAAACTGCAATCCAGAAATTGATGCAGTGGCTCTTCTAGCAACTGATGCTGTACCCTGAATAAAAACCTCAGCATCAACAGCAGCAGAGTTAGTACCACCACCTGCGGTAATCAACTGTTCAATTCCAGTAGTAGAATTAACTGCAGAAATTGTCGTTAAACCAACCAATACAACAGGTGCTGCCATTATCCTTTCCTAACTACTTTTTTAGATGATTTCTTTTTTGGTTTACCATTGCACTTACAACAATGGTCATTCGTCTGATGGTTCTGTTCCGACATTTTCTGCTTGTGCCTTAGAACGGAGTTTGATAATCAGGTCACTATGTGAAGTCATCTCAAAGTCATCATTACCATAATCAATATCCAGACATACAGGAAGAGAATCTTTCAGGATTGGAACACCATCTTCTTCTCTGGAATCTGCCCAACCAAGTGCTACTGTCAGTTCTGGTTTGATAGTAATATGAAGATTTCCCTGCACATCATAAAAATGTGTAATATACTTTTGAATTACAGGATCAAATGCCATCTTTTATAAACAAATCTGAAGTATTTATTATACTATAAGACATTCACAGAAATCAAGTTTCCGTTTCCGTCATAAGTAAACTCCTTACTTACATAAACACCAGTGCCTACAATACTTGTAAGAATACCTGCTCCATCATAATAGAATGTCTTGGTGCCTTCTGATGTAGTAATAGTAGATAAAGTGCCTGACTGATACTCTAATGTCTTATCAATAGTAGAAACAAACTCACCAGTAAATGCTGGTGCGGTTACAAGTTCAGTAACAGTTAAAATACCCGTAATATTAGCATCACCAACAACATCAAGTGCTACCTGTGGGTCATCGGTTCCGATACCAATATTGGCAATCTTATAAAGATTGCCTTCAACAGTCTCATTCCATAATGATGAGGCTGCACCAGGACTAATGAAAACAAATTTTTTGGTAGTTGAATTATAAGAAAGAACCCTTCCATTTGCAATAGAAGTTCTATCAATATCGTCCAAGTACCTAAGATTAACTTCACCACCACCTCCAAGAGAAGCAAGTTGCTGCTGAATACGATTAATAAAAGTTCTGTAATGCTTTGCTAAATCATCAAATGTTACAAACTTTTGATCAAGTGGTAATAAAGGGTCAGCATCTTCTTTTATACTAACAGGACGCTCTTTGAGCTTCTCAATCTCCTCATACAGATAGTCAATCTCATGTGTCCAGTCAACTGACTCTGGAATGTTATCAACAGTCTTTGATACATTACGAAGAGAAGACTTCATAATGATAACTGCTTCCTTGATTTTATCAAGATTTTTGTTTAGGGAAATGATTTCAGACTTATTATCATTAGGTATTTTATTCTCTAAAGTATTGACTTTAAGATTTAGATTAATGATGTCCTTTTGAGTAATCTTTGGAATTGATTTCTCTACTTTACTAAGTGCTTTAGTCAGAGATGAGATTTCATTTTCATAGTATTTAACTTCAGGAAGTTCTGGTATCTCACCACGAACTTCTTCAATACGATTGGAAAGAACTTCTAAATCACTCTCATAGTACCTAACCTCAGGAACTTCTGGTATTGAGTTTTGAATGCTCTCAATTTTTTCACTAAGTTTTGTGAGATCATCATCATAATACTTGACTTCTGGAAGTTCAGAAATTTCTTTCTTAAGTTCAGCAACTCTTTCATAGAAAATTTCTTTTGTTGCTGCAATGTCATTTACAATACCAGAAGGATCAAATGCTTCTGGTATTTCTCTCTCATCAAGTTTGACCAGATCCTCAAGAATCTGGTGAATAACTTTCTTAATCTCTTTAAGATTTTCACCATGTTGTTGGAAGATCTCTGAACCAGAAATCTGAAGTTGATCTACTCGTTCAGTAAGTTTATCTAAGTCTTCATCATAGTATTTAACTTCAGGAAGTTCTGAAATGTATTGGCGAAGTTCTTGAAGTTTTCTATTAAATGGTTCAATATCAACTTCATCGAGACCAACCTTACTTGCAATCAGAACTTCTAACTTTGCAAGTTCTTCATCATAATACTTTGGTTCTTTAATCGTAGAAGCAACTTCTTCCAGTCTTTCCCGAAGAACTTCAATCGGATCTTTTGGTTCCTCTATAACAACAGGATCTTCCTTAACCTCAACTACTGGTTTAGGATCTAATAAATCTCTTGGAGATGTGAGTCTCTTATTTTTCTTTTCTTCAGCAAGTCTCTTCTTCTCTAATTCGGCAGCACGGAGTTTCCTCTGCTCTTCTTGCTGCAGACGAAACTCCTTCAATTCTACTGGGGATAATAATTTCTTTTTCAAGATACTTGGAACACTTTTAGGTATTTATTTAGATAATGTATTATCCAACTACCCTCCAACAAACAGTAGCGTTTCCTTTAGATGTGGATTCAATGTGAGCAAATGCAGCATAGGAAAGGTCCAAATCAGCGTGAGAATAAGGACCACGATCATTTACACGAACAATTACTTGCTTACCATTACGTTGATTCGTCACACGAATTTTAGTTCCCATTGGTAGATATGGATGTGCTGCTGTCCATTTATAAGCATTGAACCTTTCACCATTAGCAGTGATTTGCCCGTGGAATCCATCTCCCATTCCATAGAATGTGCTGATTCCGCAAGTAAGTCCAGCAATAAGTAGTCCTTCAAAAATCATAAGTAAGATTCTTATTTCGAAATAGTGTTTTTACAACCCTCTATCCAAGGAGAACAAATTCTCATCTCCCCACCAAGAGACTTGCACTCATCAGTGTAGCACACATTAGAGTCTATGGGAAGCTCTATAAGTCTTGGTTTTGGAACAGAGTCCTCATAGGTCTCTCTTAAATAAGAATTGATTGCATCATCAACTTCACCTGATATTCTTTGTTGTAAAAGTTTTTCATTCTGAATAATTCTACGATTTAATTCATTATCCAATTCTTCCAATACACGATGCTTATCAGGAAGATTTGCTGGATTAAATTTTCTACGAAGTTCATTATAAAATTGTAATGCTTTTTCTTCACTAATTCCACACTGAACAGTAAGAAACGCTAGTAAGGATGCAATTATAGCAGCAGCAATAGACCTCTTGGGAGTTAATCTAATTGAAAATGAAAACTCAGGAATTTTCATAATCTTCTATTGCTTTGGTTATAGTTCTATCTATACGATAACCAAGCAATTCTTCATCTTTTACAATATAATCATTTAAGATTTCTATATCTAATTTTAATTGTAGTTCATCTACAAAGTTAAATAACTTTCTTTTTTCTATTCCTGGTATTAAAGAAATAATATCAAGAGAACCATGAAGTATCGCACCAATCTTAATCAGTTCTTTTAGAGATCTTTTTTCTTTACCATACTTAAACTCAAAGATGTTAAATTTCTTGGCCATTTAAATAATCCTCTATTGCTTTATCCAACATTTCTACTGGATTAATTTCTTTTCTTGGTTCTCTTAACTTCTTAGTATCAAAAGTAATCATTGGTGTTATATCTCCACTCTCTTCAACTCTTAACTTAGCTCCTAATGGAGTTCCTTTTGGTTGAATATTAATTTGATTATGAGCATCTAATGAAATACTTATTTCTTCATTCTCTACCTTAAGGTATCCTGTCTTAGCAACTAAGTCTATAACTTCTTCTGGATTTGAAGGAAGTTCCATAAGTATCTCTAAGTTACTTAAAGTTATTATTGATCTTTATCCCTAACAAAGGTATTATAATCACATTCTTATAAGTAAGTCAAGTCTTATGAGTATTTATGAAAAAAGGTGCTATAAAAGCACCTTGATTAAACTTAGATTTTATGATGGAATTTACTGACCTAATAAAGGAAGTCCTATTGCTCCAAGGGCAGTGTAAGTGGCAAATCTTGTTGCTTTCTTATATGCCTTAGATTTTTTTATCTTTTTACCTACACTCTTCAGTGCTTTTTTTGCAAGTTCAGTTTTCCACCCCTCCTCAAGAACTTCTTCAACAATACTATCTCTCCAATCTTCACTCATATTGACCATAATGACTTCTGCTGCTTCTGGTGTTTCAGCATATCCTTCATCTAGTAGGTGTGAAAGGATGATGTCGTAGAGGTCATACTCTTCTCTTGTTACCTCAACAGTTTTGACTTTTGGTTTTAATCTTCTTTTAGCTTGAGCTTTATAAAGTCTTTCTTGTTGCCCTCTCTTTTTTAAAACATATTCTTTTTTACCACCTAGAGATGCTGCTTGCCCAGCAAGTGCTCCTGCTTTTTTTGAAGCACTTTTTATTGTTTCCACTGAAATTTCATCAAGTTGTTGCTGATTTTCAACAACTTCCATATATGCTTCCTGAAGACTACGAAAATCTTGTGCGTCCATTCTACTAATACTTTTTTTTATTTATAAAAAAAAGAGGGTTTTATACCCTCTTTATAATTATTCAGTTTTTATGATTCTACCGTACCAAAAACCACTTGGAACTTCATCAATAGAATTTATGTATTTGTTTTCATTTCCATTAAAGTTATTTATACTTAAATTTCAGTCAGCACTAATTTTTTAGCATAATTGTGGGCATACGAAACTCTTGCCCCAATATGCCCCCAACGAATCCATTTCCTGGCAAGTCTCATATAATATGGAATAGTTCCACCTGGAATCTTCATTTGATTTTCAATCATTTTCCAGTCACTCTCATACATTATGTATTTTAATTGAGTATCGAGAGTTGATGGATTACCACCGTACCTAGCAGCAAATTTGCCTAATCCGTAATATCTTGGAGCATTAGTAAATTGAATCAAACCATATCCACCAGAACGACACTGGTGATAAGAAACTCTAGCACCACCTTCGCAAATATTAGGGTGAAACGCAGACTCTTGACGAATATTGCCCATAATAGTTGCTATGGCATTTTTGTCAGTAATTCCACGACTCTGTAGAAATTCTACAGTTTGTGTTTCGTTTGAATTACATCCTTTACAAACTAGCCTTTTCACTTTAGGCTTTTCGGGAGCAACCTCTTTGGTCGCTGTCTCCTGAGTTTTGTCTTCTTCTACTAAAATTGAAATTTGAGTATTGGGTGAAGTAACAGAACTCGGTGTTGGCAGTGTTGCCGCTGATGTTGCAACCGCACCTAGAAGAGATACGGCTACAGTTGTAAAAGTTTTTAGCATTA